TGAATGGGAGTAGGGTCATCTGCCGCACAATACTGCGCCGCGTGATTTGCTAGAATGGTCAACTCGTCCAATCCAAACGATTTGTAATATTCTAGTGTCTCTAGATTGGGAGCTGTATGGTTTCGCAACACACCACGTCCAACCTTACGAAGAAGTTTTGCAGCAGATTTATTATAGTGGAGCATAAACGCTTCAATCCACTTATGTGGGTCATATGATTCATATCCTAGAATTCCAGAGGCAACATCCGCCAGTAGACCTACTGGGATAGCACCCTCTTTTGCTTGTTCAATAAAGGTATCATAGTCGTACTGAGTTTTATTTTGAACCTCTGTAAGTTTCCATGTTTGTTTGAGAATGGTGGATTGACTACATTTGTCAACCTCGAGAACAAGAGACACTCCAGGACGATCTGACCCAGGGAGAAGACTACAGTGTCCTTCACTGTAGTCATGGGGGAGCATTGGTTTTACTGCGTTTCCATTGGAATAGGCTGTAAAGGCCTGAAGGGCTGCATAGTCATCAAGTGGTGTACCTGGTTCAATCGTCTCAGATACATCTGCGATGGTAATCCACAGTTCATAGGTTTTTTCAGTCTCCTTGATACTAAGTACATCATCAATATCTTTACAACCTTCAGGGTCGATATTGAAGGTTAGAGGAGGACAGGGTTCACGTGTCGTCGTTCTAGGAGACACTGGTAGGTCTGCCAATCCTTTTGGCATTCTATAGGGATTAAAAGTCATCAAAAGTGCCTTCTTCTCTGTTTCAGGGTCTCCACATGGTCCAAGAAGTGTTCGTAGAACTCCTCTTGGTAGAACCGATGTATCCCATGTATCAAAGTCAACAACCACGAGGCAGTTTGTGCGGAGTTCGCGCTCAGAGCATCCCACAACCATAAAGGGATATTCTTTACGGCAGGGAGTAAAGAGATACATAGGAACTCCACGACTAGTTATACCATAGGTTGCTTTGGATGCGAGTTCTAGGACGCCGACGAGAGGATAGTGTTTTGTGCGCAGTTGAAGGGTACACACTTCTTTTTCAGCATTCCATGTAACCATATCGCCATGAAATGCTTTTCCTGCTTTTGCAGTTCCTTCAAAAGAGGCAATACAGTCCCCTTTCGGTGAACGAATTTCAAAGTGGACGTAATCCTTTGTTTGAAGAATTCCAGCCATTTGGAATGAGTGATACTATACTCCTGGGGTATACTCGTACCAATTTTTTCAGTGTACCCTACAGAGATTTTGAATGACATGGACGATTGTAGACGCCCAAGGGAGACCTACACAGCCTCCATTAAACAGAGACCAACAAAAAACAGCATTCGAAGCATTAAAAAACAGTTATTTTCAGCAGCCGGCACCAACCCCGCAGTGGCAACTTCCAGCAATCAAAGACTATAAACTCAGTGAAACTGAGCAGCTCAAAGCTGTTCAGCAGCAGTTTCAAGAACGCAATTTACAGCAACCTCTTGCAAAGGTGGAAGAACGTATTGAAGAAAAGAAAACAGCGGATACGATAAAAACATTTTACTGTCATCATTCCTTTCAACTTGTAAAAGCGACTTGGATGGTGATACCAATTAAGTATAAAATCTGTAGCAAGTGCGGACTTGTCAAGTAAAATTGACTGGGCGCGCGGTTGCCAAGAAATGCATAACTTCCCCGTCAAGTTTAGAAAATGAGCCTTGAAATTCTACTGGGACCTATGTTTGCTGGAAAGAGCTCTGCGATTATTCGCATGGTGAACCGCTATAGAAGTCTAGGACGTTCAATTTGTCTGATTACCCATGCATCGGATGATCGCTATAGTGCGGAATCCTGGCTGGTCAATCACGATGAACTCAAAATCCCTTGTGAAAAGTGGTCGTCCTTGATGGATCATATTTCGGATAAGGATTACCTGAATGCCAAACTAGTGATTATTGATGAGGCCCAGTTCTTTAAAGATTTGAAGCAGTTTGTGGAATATTCAACGGATCATCTTGGAAAAGATGTGCTTGTTGTTGGACTGGATGGAGATGCGGATCGCAAGCCCTTTGGGCAAATTCTAGACTGTATTCCTCTTGCGGACAAGGTGACGAAACTGACTGCCTTTTGTAAGAGGTGTGGGGATGGAACGGAGGCAATCTTTAGTTTCTGTAATCAGAAAAAGACAGAACAAGTTTGTGTTGGCGGCGCAGAGATGTATATGCCTCTGTGTCGCAAACATTATTTGATGGGGATGTATTCTATGACCGTTCTTTAATGGCAAGTGAAACGAGGACCTTCTGAACTAGAGTAGGCATTGCACGTATTAGACGCACATTCGGGGTCAAATTTACAGGGAGCACCACGAGGCTTATTTTTTTTAGCACCATACATCGTCTCGGCAAATCCCTCACTGAAAAGATAACGGTAAGGCATTGTAAACACAAGGAATACAAAAATGACTGCTAAAAACGTTGCGAGGAGTTTACCGACCTTCATTTCTATTTAGGTTATAGTATTTTTAGTGCACTCATCGTAGTTACTTTCCAGTAGACCCAAATCCACCCTCTCCACGACTAGTCGTATCAAGTTCTGAGAGGGGTCTTAGACTAATATGCTTGATATGACCCATATCAGGTGCTAGAATTTGAAAGAGGCGAGTTCCAGCCTTAATTTGAACAGGTGTAGTGTCTCCTTTAGGAATGGGCAGGACGGCTCCAAAGAGGGTTCCACGATAGGATCTGTCAATGACACCAAGAGAATTCGCTTGGGTCACTCCATTTTTCCAGATACTGCTGCGAGGAGCCGTCCAGAAATGGCAGGGATCAGGTTCCCCATTTACCCGTTTAAACATCTTCGCACGAACACCAAGATCCAGAAGGGTCGCAGATCCAGTAAAGGGGACTTCTTGATCCTTTATACAATAAATATCAACGCCAGCGTTGTCATTGGTTCTATTCAGGATCGACGTGCCGCCAAACCAGCTGACATACGCATCCCACTGACCCTCATTGGGATACAGTTCGAGGGTATAGTCGATAACAAGTTCAGAATTAACAGCCATTATGTTCAAATACTTTCCTTTCTAATTCGCGAGTATCCTCGGCCAATTTTTCGGCGACAGAATGCTTCCAAAAGTCTCGCAGTTCAGGAGGATAGGCGTCTTCCCAGGTGGATGCATGAATGAGCCGCTCCTTGGAAAAATAGCGCATGTTCTCAGGCAGTGACGTTTCTTGAACAAGCGCACACCATGTTCTGGGAGTGACCATACAAAATCCCCACGCACCCTTATAACTCGGCACATGAGTGCGCAACGCAACTCTATGAAATTTAGGTTCCGTAAACGTATCTTTCATAAAGGTCGCCAAACTACATGCAGTGGTTTCTTCGAGTTTCACCTGGCCTACATTGACAGACAGTCCTCCACCAGGAGCAAGGCGTTCTTTACAAAGAGATAAGAGCGTTTTCATAAATACCATATCTGTTTCACGGGGGTCAAGAAGGTCTACAAAAATCGCATCATACAGTTCGTTAGAGGCGCGTAGCCATCCAAGTGCTTCGGCACAAATATAGTTCACTTTAGGATGTTTATAGGCACCTCCATTCCAGTGTTCGCCATCATACTTGAAATAATTTACAAGACTGGAATCCCAGTCGACCTGGGTTACCTGTTCGACAGACTGCCATTTTAGAATTTCACGCAGCATACATCCTTCTGCGCCACCCAAGACGAGAACCTTCTTTGCCTTCATTCCGCACAAGAGAGAATGAACAAAGGTTTCATGATATCGAAACTCATCGGACTTGGAACTCTGATGCTGGTCGTCAATAAACAACATTTCATCTTCATCGCCTGTAAGAAGGACTGTCCATCGTTGAAGGGTTGATGTATGTTCTGCAAGAGCAATCCCTGTATATTCAATGGGTGAGCCAGGGTCAGATAACTCTTTAATAGTTGTATATGATGGTGCTCGCTGTATAGAAAACATAGTTCTATTGAATGAATGCTATAAGTGTTTAGACCTACACGAGTAAACCGCCTAAAGTTTACCCTCTAAAAAATTGACCTGGCTCGATGCGACTACTTAGAGTTACAGTTCCATTGTAAGAATAGTAGAATGCCAGCGGGGTTTCACCAACCTAGTTCTGACGTCGAGTCCGTTGTGGGGGTACAGTTCGGCATCTTTAGTGCTGACGAAATTGTACGTCGCTCGGTTGTTGAAATTACCAGTCATGCTACGTATGAAGGTAATGAGCCAAAGATCGGCGGTCTGTTCGACCCGCGCATGGGAGTACTCGACAATGGAAAATCATGCCGCTCTTGCGGCCAAACCAATCATGGATGCCCCGGACATTTTGGACATTACAGACTTGCCCGTCCCGTGTACTACATTCAGTTCCTGGAACACATCAAGAAGGTTCTACGCTGTGTCTGTATTCGCTGTGGCAAACTTCTGATTGAAAAGAGCGCGCATCCTCGTATCGCAAAGAGGAACGGCGAGGCTCGTTGGAAGCTTGTTCTAGAGGCATGTGACAAGATCAATCGCTGCGGTCAAGAGACCGAGGATGGTTGCGGTACTCTAACGCCCAGTCGCTTTGTTCCTGATGGAATTGCTCGCATCGTTGCCGAGTGGGATACCGCGGGACAGAATGAGAAGGGCGAAGAGGTAAAGAAGACTACTCAACAGCTTCTTGAGGTTGAGTACGTCCACCGTCTCTTCAGACAAATCACCGATGAGGATGTAGACTTTATGGGTCTCAGTCGCTATTGGTGCCGCCCCGATTGGATGGTGTGTACGGTTCTTCCTATTCCTCCTCCTCAGGTGCGCCCTTCCGTCGTACAGGACAATAACCAGCGTTCTGAGGATGACCTGACCCACAAACTTGTGGAGATTATCCGAGCCAACAAGAAACTTCAGGAACTCATCCACAAGAACGAAAATAGAAGAACAATTGATGAACACACGATGCTTCTACAATATCACATAGCTACCCTTGTGGATAACAAGATCCCTGGTGTTGCGCCATCCGCCCAGCGTGGTGGTCGCCCTCTCAAGAGCATCCAGCAGCGTATCGGCAGTAAGGAAGGTCGTGTGCGCTACAACATTCAGGGTAAGCGTGTGGAGCAGTCTGCACGTTCTGTGATTACGGGTGACCCCAATATCAGTATCGCAGAAGTGGGTGTTCCTCAGAAAATCGCTATGAACCTCACCCGCCCTGAAAAGGTTACGAGCTACAACAAGGATAGGCTCTACAAGTACGTTCAGAACGGCTCCGATGTCTTTCCTGGTGCCAAGAGCATTGTGCGTAAGGATGGGCGCATGATTAGCTTGAAGCACGTGAATACCAAAGAGATTGTGTTGTACATTGGCGACACGGTCAACAGACATCTGATGGACGGCGATATCATCCTCTTTAATCGTCAGCCTACGCTCCACAGAATGTCTATGATGGGTCACCGTGTTCGTGTTCTGCCTTACAACACCTTCAGGTTGAACGTTCTTGTTACACGCCCCTATAACGCTGATTTTGATGGAGATAAATCTTGTCTCCAACAGGTGGCTGCTTATTAGGTTGTAAGAATACCTAGTAAGAATAACAGTGGAAATCTTACCTGTTATAAGAATTGTGCGGTTCTTATACGGATATAACCATCTAGTGGTAGTTGCTTAAAATTGAATTCCTGTTCTAATATACTATACAAACAACTTGATATGGAAAACGAAGTAGTAAATGATAAGTCTAAGGTTATGGGTCAAATCTATCGAATTACAAATGCATTAAATGATAAAGAATATGTTGGTCAAACGTGGACACACCGTAAAAATCGTGGAGTGTATAAACCGTTTGGATATGAAGGTCGCTTTCGCGACCACATTAGTGAGGCTGTATGTAATACTAAGAAGAAGCAATGTAGATATTTGAATAATGCTATACGAGCGTATAGCAAAGATGTATTTAATGTCTACTTACTTCATTCTTGCCCAATAGATGAACTTGATTATTGGGAAAAATATTACATTTCAGAGTATAACACTATGTATCCAAATGGCTATAACTTAACGAATGGTGGGAAATCGCATGTAAGGTTGGAAACGGATGGTTCTGTTGAAAAACTTGATACAAATACTCCAAAGAAACGTGGAGGCTGTGTCATGAGAACAGAAGAGACGCGTGCGAAAATGTCAACACGTTTAAAAGAAGTAATGAATACTGATGAAAACAAACAGCGTCAAATGTTCATTACGAAAGAGCAGCATAAAAACCAAAAATTTGTAAAGTTTCAGGATGAAACAATAGATTTGACCAATCTTGACCAATATCTTTCTATAAAACATGCGTGTGGAAAACCATTTATAGTTGTGAAAGTAAATGGTAAACAGACTTCGTTCGTTGGAAAATATCAATTGTTAGAAGAATTAAGAGAACAAGCAAAGGAATTTCTAAAAACTATAGCAACACCGCAACGTTGTCAAATTGCTGGAAACCCCTTAGAGCCTTTATAACCAAGCCTAACCTGGAAACAGTTAGGTGGCTTCAGAGAAATACTGAAGGTATGGTTACATTATAAAGGATTGGGCAATCAGCAGCCAAGTCCCTACGTCCGCTAAGATAGGATATGGGAAA